CTTGAGCCACCCGTTTCTGAACGAGTAAGTATTCTGCAATGAGTTTAGCTTCAGGTAAGTCAATAGTTTGTAATACTTTCTCATCAACGATCACCGATCCTTTCTCTGTGTGTTTAGTTGGTTTCCAACCAAGAGATGTCAAACGCTCTGCGATCTGTTTACGAGACCCTGGGTTGAACACTTGTATTTTATCCTTCAGGCGTTTACCTGTCTTCTCACTAACACGCTCAGTTACAATAGGTCTGAAAACTTCTTGTAGTTCTTCCTCAATTTCTGCCAGTCTTTTCCTCCAGTCAACCAAAAGGAATACTGCTTTCTTAACATCAAGTTTGAATCCGTTTTCCTCTTGCTCTTTAACTGCAATAGCGACTTGATGTTCGATAGAGACTGAGTCACCCCAATCCAATAGATCATTACTAAGACGCTTATATAATGCTTCGGTAACGGAAACATCCTGTTTACAATAGCTGACCATCTCTTCTGTAAGGCCGCCGTCAAAGTCTTTGAAGTCATCTTTATAGTTCCCAAGTCTATTCCCCCAGGACCTTAGCGAATGGCCATTTTCCAGTATCGGATTTAGCAATCGTGACATAACGAGTGTGTCTTTTAATTGGTGTTTGTCGAGATTCATCATCCAGTGTTTTTTCAAGACTGGTACATCGAATCCGATTATGTTGTGACCTATCAGAACACTCTCTTCTTCCAGGTAAGTCTCTAGTTTTACCGGGTCCGTCCATACATTAACCTCCTTATTTTTTAATTCTTTAGTAACAGCACACCAGATATGAGTAGCTGTGCTGTTAGTCTCAATGTCGATAATTATTTCTCTCATTACTAAAATTTCCTAAGTTGATCTTGATCTAAAGCATACCCTTCTCCATGACCAAAGTCACGAAGATTTTTAGGATCTAAAAGCTCTACATCTGTAGCCCAACCAACTAATCTGTAATTAGGAAACTCTCCGATAACTAAAACATATGCGTCACACTCTCCTCTCTTTTTCTTTTTAGTGGCGAGCAATCTTCCGTTCTCGTATTTAGTTGTTTTAACATCTACCTTATTTCCTTTCTTAGTTATTAAATCAAACTTAGAAAAAGCTGTAGCTCCTACTGGAGTAAGTATATAATCAGGATAAACGCCAAAGTATTTACAGGCGGCTATCTCTCCTCCAATACCTTCCAAATCTGTTTCCCAATTAGATTGTTTACCCATCTTTAAATCTTTTATGTTGTTTTTTCGAGCAGAATCATATCTCTCTTTAGCTATAAACTTAGCTAGAATCTGTTCTGCTTCATTTAATTTGATAATCATAACTCATCCTCTTCATGACGTTGTACCATTCTACCATATTCTAAATCATAAAGCAGCCGCCCTGCAGGTCCGGTAAGTCCAGAAAACCTGTTCTTTAGTATTCGGACATGGGTAGTGTGACGTTCAGTAGGGTCTGGGTGCTGACCATTACGTTCTAGTCCTATGACAATATCACTTAAATGTGCGATAGCACCAGAGCCGCGCAACTGTGACAATGAAGTAGCAGTTCCTTCCTCGTGACCTTTACCCTCAGGCCGCTTTAGATGAGAAACAATAAACAAACAGATTCCTGTCTCCTGGCACAGCATTCTTAGTCTTGTCATTATTGCATCTATCGCTTCACGTTCATTACCGTTATTCTCAGACTGAGAACTGACCACTATAGATACGTGATCCAAAAACACATAACGAGTCTGCAAGGCCTTCGCCATATATCTGACTCTGTTCAGTATATTATCAACACTAGTAGAACCGAAGTGATCGAATAAAAATAATCTACCTGTTCCTAGAGTAGCATCAAAAGACTCACGCAACACTTCAGGCTCACACTCAACGTCAGGTAAATGTAGAGGCTTGTTAGCATGTAACGACATTAAAGACCTGGCTGTTTTCTTAGTTGACTCTTCCAGGAACATTAGGCCTATGTTGTCTTCAGTGTTGTTTAAAACATGATAAACAATCTCTCTAACAAATTGAGATTTACCTAAACCTGAACCAGCAGTGATAGTCACTAACTCGCTGTCACGAATACCGTAAGTAAGTTTATTGATACCAGCAAAGGGATAATCAACTAAACTTTTTTCTATTGGTTTAGATACCTCATCCCACAGTGACGCACCATCAACAATACCATCCGGGACAAATCTTTCTGCGGCCCACCAACACTCTAAGAACTTCTTCTCTTCCTGTTGCGAAAGAAAGTCACACGCATCTTTCATGTTATCAGGGAACTTGAACATCTTGACCTTAGATCCAAACAACTCTGCTAACTGTTTAGCGGCGGCTTTACCTTGATCGTCATTGTCCATACAAACAACTATGTTCTCAAAACTGTCAAGCCACTCGTAATGTTTCTGAGCATCGCTAATAGCACTAGCCGCGCCATTACGAATAGAGACACAAGCGTATTTACTGCCCATCATCTGGTACGCCGCCAGGCAGTCCATCTCTCCCTCTACGATTGTTAAATACCTAGATGATCCTTTGTTAAACAACTGCTGACCAAACAGGTTAGCATTCTTCCATTCCCCGGTAGTTGAGAATCGTTTCTCTCTTACTCCCCGTTTCTTGTACGCAACAACTTTGCTCTGGTCATTATAGTATGGAAACCAATATTCGTTACTATCGTTAACCACTCCGTATTTTTCACAAGTAGCTCTTGAGATACCTCTGTCAGTTATAGAACGAGGAATAGCATCCTCACCAGGCGGCTTAAAAGACGCTACACTCGTTTTAGTCTGAATGCTTGATACATTACTCATATTTACCTTTCCGTCGCTGTGACGAGCTTCTGAGTGGCTTTCATTACATACATAGCACAGCCAGCCCCAATCATAGTACGTCCTACCATCTGACGAACCACAAGAACAAGGTTGATGTGTTTTTAATTGAACACCCATTGACAAATCCTTATAAATAAATTAAAATAACTAATTAGTTCTTATTAGTATCTTATAAACAAACAATAATAAATAATTAATTAATACTTTTAAGAGTTACTTCCTCTCTATCTTTCATTGCGTTTAAAGCTGTCATTACCATGTCAGATGGGTAGATGTCTAACAACTCAGCAAAATCACTGACAACAGAAAAGAAGTGAGCTTCTTCCTCTGTGTCTGCAAAGAATTGACCATCATCATGTCCATCTCTATCGTAGTATTCGTCATCCATTATTCAAAATCCTCTTTAAAATCATTATTAAAAGTTAACTTACTGAAATCTAATTCTTGATGCCTGTAGTATACATCGTCTGATGCATTTTTCAAATCAAGTCTCTCTTGAACTCTTACATTAGTATCTATCGTATGAAAACAATCAGAACATAAATCTAAAAACTCACCTGTCCTGTCAGATTTTCTAGTTGATTCGTAAGAGTTTAAAAGAGTGTTGCAAGATAAACAACGCATTATCCTTCCCCAATATCGTAATTAAAAGTCAATGCTTTCCATGAGTGAGGAAAAAGCCTACCACATTCATTACTTATTTGTAAAGCTATTTGTTCAGTTTCTTTTTGAGAATCTTCAGACATCCTTAAATTACATACTCTTGAGAAAGCAAACAAACTACCAGACCAAAACCACTCAGTCATCATTGATTGAGGTAACACAGTCCTAGCTTGTTCCTCACAGATACCAGACTTCAATAACTCTTGATATGCAGTAAGACAATAACGGTGTACCCTATTTTGAATGCTCTTAGCTTCCTGGTTAAAAGGTGACAGATTACCTGACCCTTGTTTCTTATCTGCTGTAACGGCCCTAAAGCCCTCCTGAGCCGTCCAGAACTCCGGGTCATAGTTGACATACCTCCTACTGATTTCATTCCAGCACAAGCCCACCTGATGCTTCCCAAGCTGTCTTGCAACAAAGATAGGAGCTTTGATTCTAAATTGCACAAAGCAGTGAGCAAATGGTGACCAGTGGTGATGCTTTGCCAGGTACTTAATTAAATTAAAATCTCCCGGTTCTACTTTGATATGTTGTTTGTTAAAACTAACTCTAGCCGCGTTGACAACAGTTAGGTCTGATCCCATATGATCTATTAGCTCAACCTTCATAAAACTCCTCCGAGTCTACGTAACCATCAATGTACTGTTTAATTAATTCAACTTCAGACAAAGTATGAATCACTCCATCTTCAATCATACGAGGGTTAAGTTTACGGTTAAAGAAAGAGTCTTCCTGACCGCACTGAAATGGTGACATATCTTTCATTAGTATAACCTTTCTACATCTGCAGTTGCGTCTGCGTGTTTATGATCTAACATCCAGTCGTTCAT